AGTAAATAGAAAGATAGTTACCTTTTAATCCTTCTTGGGTTTCTACACTTAATTCTAGTGATAATGCACCGCTTTGTGCTTGGGTATATTCAGCACTGATAATCTTACAGAGATAAGCACCTGTTTCACTGATAAATTGTGAATTGCCTGCTTTAAGTGCTTGTTCTTGGTTATAGGTAAAAATAGGTTGGGTCATTGATGATTCTCCTGTTTAGTGGTGTCTTCTGTGGTTTGAGGTTCAGTGATAATTCCCCAATAATCACAAATTTGGCTATCAACGTAGGCAAGATCGTTATCAATCTGTTGTTCCTCAAATAAGCCGATAGGGCTTTTTGTTGTATCGCTGCCGTTGTTTTGCGTGAGAAATGTGTACTTACCATCTGATACATTCATTCGTAAGCAGACAGTAACAATCCCCTCTAAGGTGATTTTTTCGTCAAGCATTTTGCCAATCGTTTTAATTTTTGTACGACCTAAGTCGTCATTTTGTGTATGAGAGAGAATATAAACTCGTTTGTTATGTTCTAGCTTTCCAGCTAAATCAAAAATCTGCCAAGCGTGTAATCCAATTTCAGTGAATTTATCGTAGCCTTTGTCTTTGGCACGACGCATAAATTCATTTGCCATTAAATATTGGAAATCGTCAATAACAATAATGTTTCGTTTTGTTTGCTTTAGTAGTTGGCAGATTTTATCTGCATTGTCACAAACAAAAACATTGCCTGTTGGGCAGTTCTCTTTATCAAAATATTTCCAATCTTTTGTTCTGAAAGGGAGTGGCTTTGAGATAACTTGAATAAGCAACGTTTCATTCGGATTTAAATTGCGTAAGCTAGTACTTTTTCCTGTACCACTTTCTCCTAAAATAAGCGTAGCAATACTCATCATAGCCCCCTTAACTGTCTTGAACCTGTTAATACTACGCCTTAAATTTCAGCCCCATTCTTTAAGGCGTTTAGCAGTGCAACACGATCGAGTTTTGGATCTGGGGGAATATAAAACTCATCAGGAATAACAGCATTTTCTGCAATATCTACCTTATTCATAATTGGATCGGTCATCTTTAGTTTGAATAATGGGTTTTTAATTTTATTAGTACCTGAATTAAGCATTGATGCATAGATAAGGTTGCGTAAGCGTTGCTGTTTACGTTCATACATTTTCTGAATTTTCTCTAACCGCTGTTTTTCTGCTTTTGCGGTTTCGGCTAAGATTTCTGTCTCTTTATGTAATTTCCATACTTCAGCTACTTTATCTTCAAATTCCATTTCCAAGCAGTTAAAGGCATCAATAACGGCTTGTTCGTTAGTAAATTCTTCATCATCAAGTAATTCATTGATATTTTTTAGTCGTTCTGAGAGTTGATATAAGCTCATAGCGTTACCTCAAATTGGTTTAATGTTCTGTGGTCTGCATTTTCTGCTGTTTGCACGTAGTAAAATTGAGATACATTTAAGATATGCTGCAATTTGTCTTTATACACTTGGCTAACTTTAAGCAACTGTATTGCATTAGTAATGTCGTGATAGCTTTCGTTAAGCAGTAATTCATCAAAAAATTCCATCCATTCGCTGTCAGTTTTATATTGCTGATAAGCTAGGAAAAGTCGGTTTTTAAGCGATTTGAACGCTTGTTTTTTTATGATGATTGCTTGTTGATTGAGTTTTTCAAATATATCCATCACCTAAGCCCCTTCAATAGTCGTTCTCTGATCTCAGATTCGTGCTGTGGCGTAAGTGGTGTTTGCAAATCGCCGTGTTCTTGCTTCCATTCTTGATTAGCCATCTCTATTTCGGTTTCGGTAGGCTCATAGAGAGTGTGGTCGTAATAGTCGGTATCTTTGTCGTATGTAGCAGCTTGAGCTGGTTGGCAACTTACGCCTAAGATAAAGGCAATGATGACGGCAAAAATAAGGTAGAGTGGTTCGTGCGTGAATTTCATTTTTTGCTCCTTATTTGAACAATTTACTGAATTTAGGGTGCAAGAAACCGCCTCACTAAAAAGTAAGGTAAGGCGGTGAATATTTGGTTTATCTCAATCTTGGTGTGGTTTGAGAAAGATAGGTTCTTTCGGCTTCGTCAATCCAATAATTGAACTCGTGTGCTAAGTCGTAAGCTTGAGCCGCAAAGTTATTTTTGATATATCGCTCTAAGCCAAGTGATGTATAGATTGTTCGCATAGCTGGCTCTAGTTGCTCACCATGTCGTTTAGCTAACTTGCAGTATTTTATAAGTGCGTCTAAAACATCTGTATCAATTTCGATCGTTTTAGGTTTTTGTGGTTCAGGTAGAGCAATTTGTTTTTGCTTACTTTCAATTTGGTTTAAGAAAGCTCTCAATACAACTAAATGGAATGCTGGGCTTATCCAAGCAGCGTAAGCGATAACTAGCTCTTTGCAAGCATATGTACCTTGAATATTTCTACCTCTTAAAGTTTTGAAGATCAGATCTGTGCTTCTAACTTCTTTTGAAATTTCATTAATTAAATCTTTTGTTGTTTCAAGTCTTATAAATAAACTAGGGCGATGTTTCGGGTCATTTCCACTAGAAAGATGAAGATCATTTAATGAATAAAGGTTATCTAAAGTGCGGATAGATGTATTTAAGATTTGTAAGTTTGACATATTTTGTACCTTTCGTTTTAGTTTAGTTAGCAGATCACTTAGTAGGTGATCGGGTTTCAACTACCAACGAAAGATGGCGGAGCTTATTTCCTTTCGGTATTGTATTAGGCTCTCTCGACCCGACCATAAACGATCGCTACCTAAATTTTAGGCACAAAAAAACCGCTTTAGAACGGGCGGATAACCGTCTTTCGTTTGTAGTGCGGTTATCTTAGTCCGAAGCAGGGCGGTTTGTCAATATTTATACTATTTGGACTTACTGTTTACTGCATCTTTCACTGCAGATATTATTTGCTCTACTGGTAATTCATTGTTTTGGTTAGATATTAGTCTTGTAGGATTATCAGATAGTGTTTTCATTAAATCTGTGATTATTGTTTTTTGGGCTTGTTTCTTATCTTCTTCATTATTTATCTTAGTATCAATCCAATTATGGCTATATAAAAATAATTTAAATGTATTATATTTAAATTTATAGTCATGTCTAATTTTATTTACTGCAGAATGTAATTTAATTAAGTATATAAGTAATGTGAAGAATATAATTATTATTGGGGATATAATAAATGGGCTGAGAGAACTTATTTCACTAAAAGCCTTAATGACAGTATCGAGATCATATTTATATCCATACCAGAATGATAGTTCTACTGGTAAAAGTGAAAATATTATTAGTAATCCTAAAGTTATCCAATATGAACAATTTTCTTTTTCTGATAAATTTTTTAGGATTTTTAAAGTTTCATTTGCAGCAGCTTTCGTGTTTTCTTCTTCTTGTATATGGTATTCTTTTAGTATTTTATCTAAATCTTCTATATTTTTTCTTGCATTTATATATTTATTTATATCTAATTTATTTTTAATCTCCTTTTTCAATGAATCATAAAAGCTACATGAATCCATGTGAGTTAGAGAAACTATTTATTGATATTTTTAATTTAGTTTCAATAGTTCTAAAGAACAGTAATTGAAGCATCATTTGTGCATATTCTATTTCCTCAAAATAATCTTTTTTATTATTTTCATCCATTTTATTAAAAATTTTTATTAGCTCTGCTATTTCTACTTCTAGATGTTGTTGACCATTTTCTTTAGCTTTTTGTATTGCTTTTTCTAAAGAGTCAGCATTATTATTTAGCGTTCTATTAGTATCTGAGTTACTAGTCATACTTTACCTTTTATTGTATAGAGTTAAATTTTCTTTGTAAGATTGAGACCTATACAGAAAAAAGTCAAGATTTTTAGTATCTGCTGTCTTTTCTGAAGTGTAGTAATTCATAATCAAGAGCAGCTTCATCACAATCACATGGATCAAAGCTATCATCTTCGCCATAATCTTGATCGTCAGGATTAATAGGTATTTCTTCATCATCACCTAAGTGTGAGTATCTGTATTTCATAGTGTTTCTCCTTTTCCTTTTCTTTTTAAAGCTCACTCATAGAATTAACTTTAAAAAAAGCCCTCAATAAAGAGGGCGAAACCAAACGGAGTTTATATGCAAGTAAAAATCACTCAGCTAATAAGAGGTAATTAGTAAATGATTTTCCTAATGCCTGCTTAACCACCTCTGAAATACTAGATATTGTGTTAATTAATACTCACTGAAACAGGTATTAGATTCGATAAACTCTCTATGCTTCACGATTCACTGCCGTTGCTTACTTGAGAGAACTCGATTCACCCTATTGGTTCCGTTGCCAATTCACTTCACAGCGATTTTTCACGTAAGACTAAACGTTCATCTAAGCGAGCAGTTGTCTCTCTGCATCGTTACCAATACTTAGCGACCGCATAGGGTGTTTTTAATCCAAATTGTTAAAAGAGCTTGAGATATTGTGTATCTCGTTTTGACGCACTTATTATGTACTTTAAGTTCGTTAAAGTAAAGAATTAAAAGTACAAAAATAATGTAATAATGAATTAAAAGTTCATAAATGTGTGATTTATAAAGAAATAAAAATTTTGGAAAAATGTTTGATTGCTTGATTTTTGAGCAAATTAATATTGTTGAGCGGTAAAAATGAACAAATGAACAGTTGATTTTTTGCAGTAAGTCGAACTAACTATCATTTTCGTGACGCCACGAAAATGGTTAAGCAAGGGTGTTGGTTAAGAAAAAATACTGCGAGAGGATATTATTTAAGATTTCGGAATGTTAATTTTAATCGTCTAAACATGTCAGTAATTAACATAATCATGCTATACATGAAGATAAAAGAGGTGCAGATTAATAAATAATGTAGATATTCACCAGAAAACAGTAAACTGATATAACTAAGTAACATCGTTATGCTAAACCCTACTATTAGATAGCCGAGGTGATCTATTATTTCAGAGTACATTCCGTTTTTTCTCATTTCTTTTATGAGTGGGTTTTCGGTTATTGTAACTAAAATAGCAATTACGGCAAAAATAAATCCTATCAATGTTGCTGATATGGAAAATAGATTATTACTCAAATCATGGATTTCATCTAAGCTAAGCTCTGTAAATGTACCTGTTTTCCATAAATAAAAATGCAAACCAAAACTAAAAGTAAAAGCTACTTTCTTCCAATGTTTGATATGCACTTTTATTCTCCTTAGTTATTCCTCATCATCAAGGTATTCTTTTAGTATATCATTATGTTTTTCTTTTATCTTATGGATTTTTGAAAAAATATCCTCTAGTTTAACTTCTTCCCTTGATGATGCTTGAATTGAAAATTTATCTTTTAATACATTGTGAAGTAGGTCGATTGGCTGTTCTATGTCTTTGAGTGTTACTTTTAACATTTTAGTTCTGTCAAGATTAAGGAGTATCTTTACTGTATTCCAAGCATCTGGTAATAAACCTTTTCTTGAATGAAGAATAACTCTCTGTGTTCTAACTCCAAGCTCTCCCATTTCATCAAACTGTTCTTGAACCCATGGGTCTTCGCCATCTCTTGGCTTTTTACTGTTTGGACGAGATATTTTGTATTCTATTTGGATTAATGGTGCTTTTCTATTATCTGGATAAAATTCTTCAGCCCCAATTTCTGCCATTGTAATTTTATAGAATTTGTTATCTTTAGATACTGCTTGAGTTAGGTTTGTAAGATAACTTTCAAAGTTTCTTATATTGCCATATAGAGATGAATTATGATAAAGCAATATTTCTTTTTCTTTTCCGTAAAAGAGTGTGAAATAGTTTCGTTCTATGATAGATTCATCATCTTCAAGATTTAGGAGTTCCTCTTTGCCTGTCTTTTTATTTCCTTTGTGTAATAAGTCTTCTCTAAATGTTGAGAAATAACCTGAGATAGAATTATCAAAATTTGAATTATCAGAAAAGATATGTATTCTTCTCGCATAATTTCCTATCATTACTACAGGCATTGAATCATTTTTAAAATGGTTTACAAGCGATCTAAAATTATAACCAGTCTCTGATTGAGCAGAATAGAATCTAATGTTGAACTTATGTTGCTTTATTGCCATCTTCTTTCCTTAGTTATAAGTAATGTTGGTTTTTAATGCGTTATCCTAAATACCTTATAAGGATAACTTCTATATCCTTACCCAATAAAATCAAATTCTGGACCTCAGACTCTATAGTGTTTCAATTCTTTGTACAGCTACACCAATAATTCTAATTTGGTGTGATTGAGAATTTAATCTTGGGAACATTGGATTTAGTGGAACTAATTCAAAGTGAGGTCTGCCGTACTCATCTAAATCTCCCAACTCTTTATATTGTTTAAACGTAGCCTCATTATCATGATTTACAGCTGCGACAAAGTCGCCTGGAGATGGGCAAAGCGTTGGATCAATTAATACTAAATCACCTTCATTAAAACGAGGCAACATTGATTTTCCTTCAATTCGTAAATAGAAAGAATCTTCAGAGGCTAGAATAGTACTTGGTATCATTTCATAGCCTTGCTCGTTATCTAATGCATTGATTCCTTTCCATAATCCTGCTTGTATTGAACTTAATAATGGATAAGCTCTTTGTGGCTTAATTGTTTCCAACGAAGCATTTTTATCACCGTATGTTAGCCATTCTTTTGATACATCTAAAAACTTAGCAATTGCATAGATATTTGCTGGAGATGGCATTGTTTCAGCATTAAACCATTTACTGACAGCCTTTGGCGTTAGATTTAGGTGGTCCGCTAATATCTTACCTTTTCCTTTATCTGGAAATTCTTTCAATTTACAAGCTAATGCCAATCTATCAGCAAATCCTTTTCTAATTTCTTCTTCAGTAATCATTTTCTAACCCTTATTGAACGATTGGTTCAATTATAAATAATCATTGAAGTACTTTCAGTTATGATTTGATATGTACTTTATGTACAACAAAGGAGTAAAATATGAAAATTTAAAGAATCTTATTGACACTCTTAGTGTGAGTGAAGTCTCTGCAATTTGTGGTGTATCAATTAGAGCCGTTTATAAGTGGAGAACATCAAACGCTTTACCTAGAACTGATTACACAGGAGAAACAAATTATTCAGAACGACTTGCTAAAGCACTCAATTATTCGGTAACAGCAGATGAAATCAAGCGATTTAGTAATCCAGCTAATTTTTCATAACTGTAATTTATCACTCAATTTCTTAAATAAAACCATAAAAAACATAAGGAAATTATGACAATGAAAAAGACGATCATAGAAATGATTGAAAAAATTCCTGGTGGGAAAAGCGCAGTAGCTGGATTTCTTGGATTTACAGAGGCTGAGCTTAATAACAGACTTTATCAAACTAAGGGGCAACGCTTTAAAAACGAAGAGTTAATTGCGATTCAAAATGAATTTGGATTAACAGATTTTATAGATGAATTATGCCATCAGTCTGGGGGAGTTTTCCTAAAGATCCCAGTTGAAGGCGAAATTGATAATGTGGAGCTATCTTGCAAGCAAGTACATGAAATTGCAGCAAGGGGATTGCTGTATGAAGCACTAGAGAAAGCAATGACAGATGGTGTAATAACTCCTAATGAGGAGGAAAAGATTAGAGCAGCTTTAAATAAACATTTATCTGCAACAGCTAATTCAGTTGAACTAGCTATAGCTCTGTATAAACGGAAATAAAAACCACCGCGGCAACGGTGGTTAGTTATATAAAAGGAACTG